AAAAGCGCAGGCGGCTTGATTGACGTGTGGCCTGTTGGCGAACTGGCATTATTTGACACGAATGAATGGCGAAAACCGGCGAATGAGTTTGCCGTTATCGAGGCGAAAAGCGAGTCTATCACGGAGGCAATCCCAGAGGTCATTGCGACAGTGGATGCGGTTGAGGACGAGATTGAAGCCAAAACTAATCTAACAATTTCACAATTTCCAATGGAGGAAAAAATGGGCGAAGAGAAAATCGTCGAAGAAGTAAAGGCTGTAGAACAGCCAACTATCGATGTTGAGGCCTTGAAAAAGTCAATCATCGAAGATTTGAAAGCGGAACGTGGCGAAGAGAAAGGATCACCGACTGTGAAAGCACCGGCTGTTATCGGAAGTTTAGGCGAGGTTGATTATACCAAAGCCTATTGGCACTATCTCAAGACCGGTGAAACATCCGACTTGCGCAAGGCAATCAAGACCAATGTAAACCCATTGAATGAGGTTGATGCTGCCCAGGGCGGTTACCTTGTTCCCGATGACGAATACGGAAGAATTATCGCACGGCGTGATGAAGAATCATTGATCAGCCGACTTGGTTTGCTCCGTGTCAATACCAACCGCGACAAGTACAATTTCCCGACTGAAGCAACCAGCTTGAGCAAGTTCACAATTGTTGCTGAAGAATCTAATATCAGCCCAGCCGAGGACGAACCTGTGTTCGGTCAGGAAGCTGTCACCGTCTACAACTTCAAGAAACTGATAAAGGTTTCGGAAGAAGTACTGGAAGACGAAAACAGCGGACTTGAAATGTTCCTGAACAACGCTATTGGGCGCGCTCTGGCTGACACCGAAAACTACTATGCATTGATCGGCGCCGGTTCTACAGAGCCTGAAGGCGCATTCACCGGCGGTACAGCCGCTTTGACGCTGGATGATGATGTAACCATCGCCGCAGGTGAAATTCCTGAATTGATGGGAAAGCTTGGATCACCTTATCACAATGGGGCAGTCTGGGTAATGAACCCTGCAACATGGTTCTATTTGAAAGGCTTGACCGGCAACCCATTCCAGTTCACCGATGGTGTGGCTCGCTTGAGCGGCACTGTGGATGGTCCAACGCTGGAAGGTTATCCAGTTGTTTTGAACTCAAATGTTCAGGTTTACTCGACAAAATCTTACAATTCCTTGCTATTTGGCAATTTCAATTACATGGGATTCGTAACTAATCGCGGTTTGAGAATCCGCCGGCTGAATGAACTTTACGCTGGGACCGGGCAGGTTGGCATTCTTGTCAACTATCGCTTTGGTTGCGGTGTTCTGCAGCAAGAGGCGTTCCAATATGCAACTCAAGCATCCGCCTAACGGATAGCTGACGAGGTAGACGCGCTGTGAAACCAATCGGGAAATTGAAAGACATGGAACGGGGAAACGACAGATATGTCGCGGCTTCCGGCGCGTCTGCTGGTTTGTTGAAAGAGAAAAATGGATAGATTAACCATTATCACGCCTTGCTCACGCCCGCAAAATTTAGCTGCTTTGGCTGAAAGTATCAAGTCTGGCCGGAGTTTATTTGACGTGATTTGGATGGTGATCTTGGATAATCGAGAATGTGAAAAGTCTGTTGTTGGCAATTACCAACGCAATTGTGCACTTGATGCTATCAGAGATGGTTGGGTGTACTTCTTGGATGACGACACCGTTATTCATCCTGAATTCTTTACTGAATTGGCGAAAGTAGAAACGCTGGCTGTTGCTTTTGAACAGGAATTAGACACTTGGATTCGCGAAGTCGCACCATCAGAAATGCGACCAGGTCACATTGACATGGGGCAGGTTGCGATGAGGCGTGATGTGATTGGCAATATTCGCTTCAGGCTTGGAGTTTATGAAGCTGATGGGATGTTTATCGAAGATGTTTATCGAAGAGACCCAAAAGAGTGGTCATTCGTAGATAAACCGCTGTGTTATTACAATAAATTGAGGTGGTAATGTACCGAATCAAAGGCTGTCCAGTTCCAATTTATCAAGATGAAGGCGAGTTAAATAGGCTACTTGAATTAGTCAAAGAACTCAAACCAAAACGGATTTTAGAGATTGGATCACTTCACGGTGGAACGCTGTGGTACTGGATGAATGCATCAAAAGGTGCGGAAATAGTATCTGTCGATTCCGGTGTACAAAGATTTGATTCACGCTTTACAGAAATTGAGCATGACCGAATCAATCTATGGCCAAAATGGGAACGGGAAACCGGCTGCATAATCACACAGATTCGGGCTGATAGCACCTTACCAGAAACAGTTGAATCAGTCAGAGAATATGCCCCGTTTGATTTTATCTTCATTGATGGTGGACACGACTTCAATACCGCAATGTCTGATTGGCAGAATTATTGGCCGATGTTGAAGAACGGAGGCTTGCTTGCGTTTCACGATATAGCTTATCCGGATAACAACAGAGAAAGATACGCTGTTGGGAAGGTGTGGCGTGGCGTCAGAGATAATGGCAAATGGCAAGAGATCATTCGTGAGCATAACAAAGAAGGAATTTGGGGTATTGGCGCAATGTGGAAGACGCCCAAGTGAAAATACTATTATTCTGTCCGACTTGGAGTGCAGCAGGCGTTTTGGCTATCAGGCAAGAGACGCTTGATAGCATCGATAACCTGATCCGGCCTGAAGGCGCAGAAGTAACCGTAATGATCTCGGATAATAACATCCGAGCCAGAACAGGTGACAGACGCGGCGACCATGAGAACACGCTCCATCAATACAAGTTAGCTCGCTGGAACACGCTTGAAAAGGGATTCGATTATTTGTTCACAGTTGAGCACGACATGATTATTCCTGAAGACGCGCTGGTAAAGTTGCTGGAAGTTGACGCCGGTGTTGCTTATGGCGTTTATAGATTCCGGCAAAATCCCGCGGTGCTAAACGTCTACCGACCAGTTGGCAAAAAGGCTCGCTGGCCGAATAGAAGCCTGGACTACTTCCCTGAATTGCGTGAAAGAGCGAGACGCGCTGTTATCACAGAATGCAGTGGGTTAGGCTTTGGGTGCACGCTTATCAAAAGGGGAGTGCTGGAGCAAGTAGAAATGAGGCGTTTTGAGGCGGGTGGGCACCCATCACCTGATATGCAATTCGCGGCTGATTGTATGCGGCTTGGGATTGTAATGAAAGCTCACTTTGGCGTGCCTTGCGGGCACATAAAACCGGACGGATCTATCCTATGGCCGGACGAAAGAGGTGAAGAATTGAACAATGTAAAAGTTTATATACATAGGCCGTTCAGGTGTACGCTGGACGGAAGAAGCCTGCGCTTCAAGGAAGGTGAAACCTATGACTTCCCGGAAGAAGAGGCTCTCGAAAAATCAAGGGCTGGGTTCTTGTCCATTATTGAAGACGAGCCGGCGGTCAAGATTGTGCAGAAGCCGAAAGCGAAAGTAAAGGCGGTCAAATAATGGCATACGCAACTCTTACGCAGGTAAAAGACTATCTGGGCATAACGGCGTCTGTAAGCGATGACAACCTGCTTAATGACCTTATCACCCGCGCTGAAGGGCTGATTGACGCTTACACCGGACGCAGGTTCGAGGCTACAACGGCTACCAAGTATTTCAGCTATGATGACACGGACGGACAATTCCTGCCGCTTTATGGCGATGACCTGCTGACTGTCACTAAACTAACGAATGCTGATGGAGTTGAGATCGCCGCCGCTGATTATAAATTGCTCCCGCGCAACGAAACTCCGAAGTGGCTGATTAAGCTGGATGAATCGCAGTCCTGGAATTTTCAGGACGATGACAGCGAAATAAGCGTGGATGGAACGTGGGGGTATTGCGCAACCGCTCCGGCTGATATCCAGCACGCTTGCGTAAGGCTGACCGCTTTTCTCTACCGGCAGAAGGACACATCGGCTGACATTGACCGACCGCTCATTACGGGCGATGGGGTCACGATTATGCCTTCTTCCCTACCGAGTGACGTGACGCGCATTCTTGACCGATACAAAAGGCTGGTGGGAGTATGAGCGC